TGGTTTCAATTATCATATCATACATAAATTAAGTGGCAGGATATTGTCAAAAGAAATGACTCAGAGTGCTATGAAAACTGCAGCTGCAGTAACAGCTCCTGTTGTTTATTATGGAGGAAAAGGCGGTAAAGGTAAACGCATAGATATAGAAATGCAATCCTCAACATACGTTTTTAAATTAAACTTAAGAGATACACAAGGCGGTGATGGTTATCCTACTCGTCTAATGTGTGATTTTAAATATAAATAATGATTTACTTTCTTCTTTAAATGGAATATAATATACATATGGAAAATTTTAGCTCATATATAACAGAACAAAAAAATACTCATATGACTCATATAGAGGATAAAGTACTTTACGGTGGTGTAAACGGAACAAGAGAAGCTATTAATGCTTTACGAGAACTAAGAAATATGCTGAAAGGATCTCATGATGGTAGTGTATCTGTCAAGTGGGATGGCGCTCCTGCTATCTTTGCTGGTATTGATCCATCTGATGGAAAGTTTTTTGTCGCTAAGAAGGGAATCTTTAATAAAAATCCAAAAGTATATAAAACAGCCAGCGATGTGGATGCTGATGTTGATGGCGATCTTGCTGATAAGCTTAAGATAGCTTTACGTGAATTACCAGCCTTGGGTATTAAAGGCGTGGTGCAGGGTGATTTCCTATATGGACCCGGCGATATAACAACTAAAAAGATAGATGGTGAATCTTATATTACGTTTCATCCTAATACAATAGTCTATGCAGTACCAAGTGCTTCGGCTGCAGCTGCAGAGATTAAAAAATCTAAGATTGGAATTGTTTGGCATACCACATATACAGGTAAAACATTTGAAACCATGAAAGCTTCATATGGTGTAAATGTTTCTAAACTAAAAAAATCTAAAGCTGTGTGGTCGCAAGATGCAATGCTTAGAGATATGACAAATATTACTATGAATAAAAATGACACGGAGAAAGTGAATGAATATCTATCGCAAGCTGGTAAACTCTTTAACCAAATCGCAGGATCCACACTTAGGACGCTCGAGAAATCGGACGAGTTACCGCGCCTCATTGAGCAATTCAATAATAAGTATGTCAGAAAGGGACAAGTCCCTGGAGATTCAAGAGGACATGCCGATAAACTCATTAGATGGATACGACTCAAGTACGCAAAAGAAATTGCCAAGAGAAAATCTGAAAGAGGAAAAGCAACTCAGCGACAAAAATTAGATAACATTTTATCATTCTTCAGTGAAAAAAATAAAAAATCTCTCATAAATATGTTTGAATTACAAAAAGTTATAGTTCTTGCAAAATTAAAACTTATAAATACTCTTAACAAACTTGCTAAAGTTAAAACTTTTGTTAAGACTCGTAATGGATATAAGGTAACCGGAGAAGAAGGTTACGTTGCTATTGACAAACTTGGTGGTGACGCAGTAAAGATTGTTGACAGGATGGAATTCTCCTACAACAACTTTTCGCCTGATATATTAAAGGGATGGGATAAACCGGGAAGAAACTAATGGTTAAGAAATTAAGCTTTAAAGATTATTTGGCAGTGGACTATGCTCCAGGCATGCCAGATCAAATTAAATATAATGCAAAGAAGCGTAAGTATGATTACGCATCAACCAATCCTCCTCGATCAGACGACGTAGATGAAGCTCTAACTATGCAGCAGCGTAGAGCTCGAGCACGTTTACTTAAACGTTATAAGTCACGTATCAAAATGGGGCGTGAAAGAGCCAAGCGTAGGTTTGCATCTCCAGAAAAATTAAAGAGTAGAGCACGTAAAGCTGCTCGAATGCTAGTGTTTAAGAAGATCTCAAAGGATATTCCAAAAGCAGACTTAACTTTTGCTCGTAGACAAGAGATTGAAAAACGTCTCGAAAAACCTGCTATGAAGAAAAAGATAGATAGACTTGCTAAGAAGCTTTTACCAAAGACTCGTAAAGCTGAGATGGAAAAGAAACGTGGGAGCAAGTCTACATAATGATTAATTCATTTAGCCAGTTTTTAGTTGAAGAAGAAAGGGTCGTTTATTTTACCTTTGGTAGAATGAATCCTCCTACTATTGGTCATGGCAAGTTGCTAGATAAACTTGCAGCAACGGCTGGTAGAAATCCTTATCGAGTATTCTTATCACAATCGAATGATGAAAAAGAAAATCCTTTAGCATATAAAGATAAAGTTAAATATGTTCGTAAAATGTTTCCAAAGCATGGTCGACAGGTTATGATAAACAGAAAAGTCATAACACCTTTTCATGCTTTATCTGCATTATATGATGAAGGCTTTCGTAAAGTTGTAATGGTTGCCGGATCAGATCGTGTAAAAGAATATGATTTACGACTTAATAAGTACAATGGTAAAAAAGGCGGACACGGATTCTTTAACTTCGATGGTGGCGTCAAGTTAGTATCAGCGGGTCAAAGAGATCCTGATGCCAAAGGTGCAGAAGGTGCATCTGGCACAAAGCAACGTAGTCATGCTTCTAACAATGACTTTACACAGTTTGCTCAAGGTTTACCAAAAGCAATGAGTAATGCCGATGCCAAACGTTTGTTTAATGACGTGCGTAGAGGTATGGGTTTAAAAGAAAAGAGAGAATTTAAAAATCATATTCAATTAGAATCTGTTTCAGATATAAGAGAAGCATATGTTCGTGATGACTTATTTGAACTCGGTGAAGAAGTTGTTATTAATGATAAAGGTATTGTTGGTAAGATACATCACTTAGGCTCTAACTATTTAATCGTAGAAACAAAAACTGAAAAGTTAAGATGCTGGTTAGATCAAGTGTCAAAGCTTGAAGAAGATAACACTAAGAGCATGTACAAAGATTATCCTGATGAAGGTACACCCGAAGCAGCAAAAAAGTGGAAAGATGCTACACCCGGACAAAATGAAAGTTTATGGGCAAATATAAGAGCACGTCGGGCCTCAGGAAAACGGAAGTTAAAACCAGGGGACAAGAATTACCCTAAAACTCTAAACATCGAAGACAAAGAACGTAAAAAAGGTTCACCTCAAGATTCTGATATTAAAGGTCGACCTGGTACACAGCCAAAGGCATATCATTCTGGATTGTCAAAGGCGCAAAAAGTTTCAAGAGATCGTCAATTTAAGAGACAATCTAAAATGGATGATGATAATCCAGCGGCGTATAAACCAGCTGCAGGCGACAAGACTGCAAAAACTAAACCTTCAAAGCATACGAAAAAGTTCAAGCAAATGTTTGGTGAAAAAGATAGCAAAGTAGATATTGCGAAAATGAAGATTGATCGAGAAAAAGCATCTGATGCTCGTAAACACGATCGAATGATGGACAGAGCTCGTACTGCAGATACAAAAGCAAAGAATAGGGCAACAACATGATTACGTTTAAAGCTTACATAAACGAAAATGCTACAGCAGCCATTAAGAAAAAAGCTGAAAAGTCTGGCATGCCAGCAGGCATTTTAAGAAAAGTTTACAATAGAGGCGTAGCCGCATGGAGAACTGGTCATAGGCCTGGTACTACTCCACAACAATGGGGATTAGCAAGAGTTAATTCATTTGTTACTAAATCATCTGGTACATGGGGAAAGGCAGACAAAGATCTGGCCGCGAAAGTAAGAGGAAAGTAAATGCCACAGTCAGCAGATAAAAAACCGGAAAGATATATTGGTCCAGATGGAAAGCAAAAGATTCGTATGGTACCAGTAGATAAAGAAGTTATCAAAGGAGAAGCGGCGCCAAAGGTAGATCCGACAAAGTTTGCTGCGCATATGGCTAAAAGTGAAAAGCCAAAGAAAATGTCTTCAACTCAAAAATCACTTGCTGACGTTCGTAAACGTGCAGAAGAAAAATACCGTATGCCAACTCAAGCTGAGAGAGATGCTGATAAAAAGAAAGACCGTAAAGCTCAAAGAGCTGCAGGAATCAAACGACCTAGCATGACACCCGGAAGCTTGCAGCGAAGACAGTACAGCGGTATGATGGGTAAACTTAAAAGAGAATCTGTCAATGAAATATCTCGTAGCATGACGCC